GCTTAGAATAAAATCTAACCTAGCAGCTATTAATGATGAAAAAAAGTTACAATTAGAAAAGCTTAGACTAAAAAAAGATGCCTTAAAACAAGAGGCTCAAGATTCTATATTAAGCAAGGAAAATTTAAATACAGCATTAGCAGAAATAGATAGAAGTTTTGATTTACAAGAGTCTGCAATAAAAGCTTCTTTTGAACAAAATAAAAATCAAATTAAAAAAGAACAGATAGTCGAATCTGCTTTATTTGCTGTTGAAACAAGTAAATCATTGATTAATTCTATTGCAAATTTAGAAGTAGCAGCAGAAAAAAGAAAATTTGAAAGAGGTATTATAAATGAAGAAGAGTTTGCATTGGCTAAATATAATATTGAAAAAAAGGCATTTAATGCACAAAAAAAAGCAGATATTGCAAGTACTATTATTAATGGTGCTGTTGCTGCAAGTAAAGCTTTTGCTCAGGGAGGTATTCTTGGTTTTGCAACGAGTGCATTAGTAGCTATTCAAA